GATGAAATGCACATTGTTGTCTTTGACTCAACAGGCAGTATCACAGGTTCAATAGGTACGATACTCGAAAAATTTGCCTTTGTGTCTAAGGCTGGCGATGCTAAGAATTCTGATGGTACATCCAACTATTACAAGGATGTTATTAACACCAAATCAAAATGGATTTGGTGGTTGAGTCACCAATCTGCAATTTCCGCTACTGCTGGAAAAAACTCAACGACAACATTCGGTAACTTAACATCACCTTACATAACAACACTATCTGGTGGTGTTGATGTAGCACCAACTGATACTGATCGATCTAGATCGTTTGACCTATTTTCCAATCCAGATTCGATTGGTGTATCTTTAATTGCTACTGGTGCCGCATCATCAACACTAGCTAATTATGTTATTAACATTGCACAAACACGGGGCGATGCATTAGCATTTGTTTCTCCAACATTAGCCAATGTTGTTGACAATGTTGGTTCTGAAACTACAGGAATCATCACAACAAGAGNAAACTTAACCTCCACATCCTTTGCTGTTATGGATTCTGGATGGAAGTATCAATATGACAGATACAATGATACATATCGTTGGGTACCACTAAACGGTGATATTGCTGGTTTGTGTGCATACACCGATGCTGTCAGAGATGCATGGTACTCACCAGCAGGATTTAACAGAGGAATCATCAAGAATGTTGTTAAACTTGCATGGAATCCAACACAGGCTGAAAGAGATGAACTTTATAAATCTGGAGTGAATCCAGTTGTCACCTTCCCAGGTGAAGGTACTGTATTGTTTGGTGATAAGACATTGTTAAGTCGTCCATCAGCTTTTGATCGTATCAATGTACGCAGACTATTCATTGTACTTAAGAAGGCAATTGCCAAGGCTTCACGGTCTTCATTGTTTGAAATGAACGATGAATTCACTAGAGCACAATTCATCAGTATCGTTGAACCATACTTGCGTAATGTACAAGGTCGTCGCGGTATCTATGACTTCCGTGTCGTGTGTGATTCTACAAACAATACAGCTGAGGTTATTGATCGTGAAGAGTTCGTTGGTGACATTTACATCAAACCATCAAGATCGGTCAACTTCATACAACTTAACTTTGTGGCTGTTCGCACAGGCGTGAACTTCGACGAAGTTGTTGGCAAGTTCTAATAAATAGAGAGATAGGAGAAAATTAAATGGCTTTCAATGTAAACGAATTCCGCTCTCAGATGCAAGGAGATGGTGCCCGCCCAAATTTATTTGAGGTGGCAATGCCATTTCCTTCATTCGCTTTTCCTGGCGAAGCACAAAGAAAACTTACCTTTATGTGTAAGTCTTCACAACTACCTGGTTCATCTTTAGGATTTGTTACTACACAATACTTTGGTCGTGACCTTAAGTTTGTTGGTAACAGATCGTTCCAAGATTGGAATATTAGTGTTATCAATGACGAGGATTTCGTAATCCGTAATGCTTTCGAGCGTTGGATGAACGGTATCAACAGTCATAGTTTGAATGTTAGAAATCCTCTAGCATTGACACCTAGTGGTTACTCGGTTGATGGTGAAGTCACACAATTCGGTAAGAAGGGTGACACACTCAAGAAATATAAGTTTGTCGGATTATTCCCAACAGACCTTTCTCCAATCGATGTTGATTGGGGTTCAAATGATACGATTGAAGAATTTTCAGTGACTCTATCCTACCAATGGTGGGAAAGTGCTGCTGATGGTATAGTCTAATAAAGACTTACATTATGGAGAAATTGGTGTGGCTATAAAACTACTTGGATTCACTTTAGGTAAAAAGGATATTACCCAGGAAGAAAAACCTGGGCAACAGTCCTTTGTACTTCCATCGCAGCTCGACAATGATGGTGCCGTTACTATTACGCAAAATGCGTATTACGGCACCTATGTCGATTTGGAAGGTGCGGCTAAGAATGAGATAGAACTAATCACAAGATACCGTGAGATGTCTATGCATCCTGAATGTGAGATGGCTATTGATGAAATCGTCAATGAAGCTATCGCACAAGATGAGGATGGACAGATTGTTCAAATCAATATGGATAGACTTAAGCAACCAGCATCTATCAAGAATAAAATAAAAGATGAGTTTGCTTATGTTCTAAAGATGTTGAACTTCAACAATCTTGCAGACGATCTTTTCAAGCGTTGGTATATTGATGGTAGAATTTATTACCATGTGATAGTAAACGAAACTCAACCTAAACTAGGCATTCAAGAATTGCGGTTCATTGATCCAAGAAAGATCCGCAAAGTAAAAGAAGTTAAGCAGGGTAAAGATCCAAGAACTGGTGCTGATATAGTAAAGTCTATTTCAGAATATTTTGTATATAATGATCGCGGTATTTCAAATCAGTCTTCAGCTGGTAATACTTCTGTATCATCATTAGGTATAAAGATTTCACCAGATTCTATAATCAATGTGAATTCTGGTTTGATGGATGCAAAGAATACCTTTGTCATTTCATACCTGCATAAGGCTATTAAACCAGTTAATCAACTGAGAATGATTGAGGATGCCATTGTTATCTATAGAATATCTAGAGCTCCAGAGCGTAGAGTATTCTATATCGATGTTGGTAATCTTCCGAAGGGTAAAGCAGAACAATATCTACACGATATTATGTCCAAATATCGTAATAAGATGGTGTATGACGCTAGTACCGGTGAACTTAGAGATGACAGAAAACATCTTTCAATGCTAGAAGATTTTTGGTTACCTCGCCGCGAAGGTGGTAAAGGTACCGAGATCACAACTCTTCCTCCTGGACAGAATCTAGGAGAACTTGAAGATGTCAAGTATTTCCAGAAGAAACTGTTACAGGCACTAAATGTTCCTTTTTCAAGATTAGAACCACAAGACGGTGGTGGTATGATCGGACTAGGTAGAACTACCGAAGTTACTAGAGATGAATTGAAATTTAACAAATTTGTTAACAGATTGCGTAACAAGTTCTCTGTTATATTCGATCAAGCTCTAGAGGTACAACTTGCACTAAAGGGTATCTGTACTAGAGAAGAGTGGAAAGAGTTTAAAGAAGATGTTTTCTTTGACTTCCAACAGGATTCTAGTTTCCTTGAGATGCATGAGACCGAACTACTAAGAGAGAGAATGAACACACTAACTCTCATTGATCCTTATGTTGGCAGATACTATTCTGCACAATGGATTAAACGCAAGGTTCTTCGATTCTCAGAAGAGGAAATTGCGGAAATGGATAAAGAAATACAAGAGGATCCTGAGGCTAATGTTCCTGCACAGATTGCACAACAACAAATGTTATCGCAAGTACAACAAGAAGCACAACCAGAAGAAGTTCCTCCAGAGGACAATGGAGTTGATGCTGATCAACAACCTGAGGATAATGTCACAGATCCAGATCAAAAAGATGATTCCGAATCAATGACACCTGATTTAGATGCAGCCGTTGATAGTTTTTTATCTACAGGCAAATCTAATAAATACAAGAATCCAGATCAAAGAGATGAATCAGAATCAGTGACACCCGATTTAGATGCAGCTGTTGATAGTTTCTTGTCCACTGACAAATCTAATAAATACAAGAACAAATTAAGTAAGGGATAATAAAATGGAACAAGCAAGACAATTTGTTGATATGGTTGCATCTGATCAGATGGTTGATGCAAAGAATGTCATGGATGAAATGTTATCTTCTCAAGCTTTTGCAAAGATGGAAGACATTAAACAGTATATCGCATCAACCATGTTTGGTACACCTGGTACAGAAGCTGAATAATGAAAACTATAGGTCAATTTAGAGGCGTCCTGGAAGAAGAACCAGAATATTCAAAGTTTGATATTCTGGTTCGTGCTGGACTAGCTAATAAAGCACAGATTCAAAGAATTCACCGCATACTTGACAAGATGGGTGAAGAAAGACCTATGTTCAACAATGCTGACAAAATGATCATGCAGAATCTATTTAATCGCATGGTTGACCTGATCTCTAATAACAAACAAATCTTCACACAAGCCAGAAAAGTTGTTCGGGAAGAGGCTGGTGAGGAAGAACTCTTTGAGGCTAACAAAGAATCAGAAAAGTCTGTTGAAATATCGGCTTCTGGTCCACCGATGGTTTTGGTACTAAGAAGAAAATTTATTAGAAACATTAATAACAATATTCGTATTGCTCTTTATTATAGTGATAAACTGAACAAATACTTTAGTGTTCCATATACTGCTGGTGGATCTGTTGATATTGCCCCTGTACAGTCAGAAGAACTTGTTATTCCAGATGAATTGATGAGTATCTATGAAAATTTAGATGAAAATAATCAATCTATTTTTTTAGAACTTATTCAAGATGAAGACAATTATAAGCAATTGTTAGATTTCTATAATGATAAATAATATTATAAATAATAATGTAACAATGTTGAGAACCGAAGTGTTTTCTATGTTGAATGATTTAGTATCTCAGAAACTTGATGAAGCTAAATCAATATTGTCTGAACGGGTATTTGGAGAACCTGAAGAACTGGAAGAAACCGCCAATGTTATGAAAATTGGTCGGACCAAGTTAATCAGAAGACGGATCAGAAGAGTTAATGGCAGAATCGTTGTTCAAAGAAACATTAGACGGTCTGCTGTAAAAGGTTTCACACTGAGAGGTGGTAAACTGAAAAGAATAACTGCTATGCAGAAGGTTAGAATGAAGAGAGCTCAAAGGCGTGGTGCCATAAAGAGGAGAGCTCACAAGCAGCAGATTCTCAGGAAACGGATGTTTAGTATTAGACGAAGAAATTCTTTAGGAATAAGATAAAATGGCATATGAAATAACCAATGCATCTAAAGGTCGAGTAACAATACGGGTTGTTGGAACCGGTGTTAATACCATTAACCTTGCAGATTTGGCTGCAAACACCGTAACCTCGGCAAACGCTTCTGTTGTGTCTGTTGAAACTGTTCGAGCAGCCACAATATCACAAGCCCACTGGACAGCAAACACTGGAAATGCCTATTGGTCTGTAAAGCGTGGTTTAACTGAAGTATTGCAGTTACCTCTTGCAGGATCAATACCTTTCAATCATTTTGGTATGTCTGTAGCTAATAATTCCACTGGAACTATTGTCGTC